AGGAGGACTGATAGCATGGAACTGAAACAGCTGACCGACCTCGGCATACCCGAGGAGCAGGCAAAGCAGGCGCTTGACCTGCACACCGCAGAGCTGGAAGCCGAACAGGGCAAGGTCACAGACCTCACCGCACAGCTTGAAGCCGCACAGAAGAACATCGGCGAGCTGACAGAGCAGGTCAAGAAGTTTGACGGCGAGGACATCGAGGGCTTGAAGCAGGCGGCTAAGGACTGGGAGACCAAGTACAACGCCGACGTCGCAGCGCTCAAGGTGGACAAGGCACTGGAACTGGCGCTTGTGGGCGCTAAGGCAAGAGACGTGGAGATCGTCAAGAGCCAGCTCGACCGCGAGACCTTAAAGCTCGGCGACGACGGCAAGCTCACCGGACTTACCGAACAGCTCGACAAGCTCAGAGCTGACAAAGCATTCCTGTTCGGCGAGGACGCTGCCGACACCGGAGCACGCATCGACACCGGCTTCCGTCACGGAACGGCAGCAGGAGACATAACAGACGCACAGGTCAGAGCCGTCATGGGTCTGCCTGCGGAAGGAGGTAATAAGTAATGGCTAATTCTATCACCAAGTTCAAGAGATACATCGACCTGCTCGATGAGGTGTACAAGCAGACCGCCCGCACCTCGGTACTCGACAGCGACAGCTCGCTTGTCAGGGCAGGAGCGAACGCCAATGAGATCGTTATCCCGAAGATGAGCATGGACGGTCTTGCCGACTACAGCCGCAGCACAGGATACGTCGCAGGAGACGTAACGCTCACCAACGAGACAGTGCAGTACAACTATGACAGAGGCAGGCAGTTCACCGTTGACGCTATGGACAACGAGGAAACAGCAGGCGTGGCGTTCGGCAGACTCGCGTCCGAGTTTATCCGCACTAAGACCGTCCCCGAGCTTGACGCTTTCCGTTTTGCGAAATATGCAGGCACGTCCGGTATCAGCAAGGTCACTTCGGGAGCAACTCTTTCGACCGGTGACAGCACCCTGGCTGCTCTTGTAGCTGCTCAGACGCAGATGGATGAAGACGAAGTTCCTTCCGAGGAGCGCTTCCTTTTTATCACCCCGACCCTGCTCAATCTTGCTAATGCTGTTGACCTGACAAAATCCAAGGCAGTTCTTGATGGTTTTGCCGGCATTGTCCGCGTTCCTCAGTCGCGTTTCTACACCGCCATCGACCTTGCCGACGGCACGACCTCCGGTGAAGAGGCTGGCGGATACTCAAAGGCATCAGCTGGAAAGGATATCAACTTCATGATAATCCAGAAGCAGGCTGTTCTCCAGTACCAGAAGCACACCGTCAACAAGGTCGTAACTCCCGAGGAGAACCAGAAGTCTGACGGCTGGATGTTCTTCTTCCGTGCCTACGGTCTTACCGATGTGTACGACAACAAGGTCAAGGGCATCTATCTGCACCACAAGGCATAAGGAGGCGCTATGAGAACAGTAGGACTGATCTTCGACGATACGGGACAGGCTGAAAATGCCGCTGACGTATTCGGGCTTGACAAAATGAAGCTCGGCGAGCTGAAAAAGCTGGCAGACGATGCAGGCATAGAATATCCTGCCAATATCAAAAAGCAGGAGCTTACAGAGCTCTTGCAGCAGGCTTTCGACGAGGCGGTGCCGTATTGACAAGCTACGATTTTTACACCGAAACGTTCTGCGGCTCTAAGATACCGCAGGACGTTTTCGATTATGCCGCAGCCCGTGCTGAGGACTTTTTGACAGCGAACTTCGATACATCGAGCGTAGATGAAATAACGCTTAACAAGGCGGTCTGCGCCTGTGCCGAGGTGTATTACTATTCTACAACGAACACGGAGAACATCTCTTCCGAAAAGGTCGGAGACTACAGCGTAACATACGGCTCGAAAGCAAGTCAGAGCATGAGCCTGACAGATCAGCTGCTTGAAGCGGCTTCAATTTACTTTCCGACAGCGGGGTGGTGCTGATGCGGTACAACGGAAAAGCCACCGTATGGCACAAGACAGCTGAAGGATACACGCCGACGCACTACCCCTGCTGGTGGCAGGACACCGAAGCGGAGAACATAAGCAAGAGCGGTACTACCAACGTCGATACCGCTCTTGTTCATCTGCCGCTCGGAGCTGTTGTCGCTAAGGGTGATTATGTGAAGTTCGGAGAGTATGACGAAGCCTTCGCCAGCTCGTCCGACCTGCTGAAAGAACACAAGCCGCTGAAGGTCAGCACGGTATCTCCGAAGCCCTACGGCTCGGAGCATATGAGACACACGGAGGTGACAGCAAAATGAGCAGCAGCCACATCAAGGTCAGACTTCATGTCGCGCCCGAAAATGTCATACTTGCAAAGCGTAATCTCGGCAAGGGCGGAAAAGCGCAGATGTTTGTCGATTCGGAAGTTACACGATGCTGTGATAAATACATTCCGTTCGATAAAGGACCGCTGAAAGAATCTCAGGATTGGGCGACTGTCAAAGGCAGCGGAATGGTACACTGGGACACACCGTATGCAAGAAAGAACTACTACGAGAACCGAGGCAGAGGAGATGAAGGCACAGCCAAAGGCGGTTTGCGCGGAAGGCTGTGGTTCGAGCGCATGAAGCCCGACCACCTGCCCGGAATTCTGAAAGGAGTGAAACGCATCTGTGGAGCGAAATAGCTTGCTTGAAGCGATGAAGAACTTTGTCGGCGGATTTCCCGACATAGATGAGCTGGAGCTGCACTACGATCAGACTGACGAGGACGCTCCAAGCTATGCGGTCATGACATCGGGGCTTGTGAAGCTCGGCGAGGACATTCTCGGGAACGAGACATGGCAGTATAATGCAGCATTGCAGTCGCGTGAGTACACCTCAGACGACCTTAGCCGTCTGAATGCTTCTGCATTCACCGAGGCGTTCACCTTCTGGTTAAGCCGCAAAAACCGTTCGGGAGACTTTCCCGAGCTGCCTGACGGCATGGAACCCGAGAGCATATCCGCCGATAACGGTATGCTCCTTGCGCTCGATGAGGACGGAGACCGCGGCGTATATCAGATACAGATACATCTTACATTCAGACTGGAGGAGGATATTTAATGGCAGAAAACACATACACAAAAGGAATGCTCAAGAGAAGCCATCTGCGGCACCTTATCGACAGTACCTTCGGGCTGACGCTTGCCAGTGCCGTGTGGTACACGATAGGCAAGCACATCGACGATATGTCGATGAACCTTAACCCGACCATAACCACCATAAAGAACATTCTCGACGAGACCGAGATCATCGACGAGGGCAACGAGCCTTCTATGGAGGCAGGCACAATCTACCTGAACCCCGGCGACAGTATCTACGAGAAGCTCAAGACTATGATAATGGAAAGGCAGACAGGTGACGAATGCCGCACATATCTCATGGAGATCCTCATCGACAAGACCACGGGTCCCTATGACGCATGGGTCGAGGAATGTATCGTTAAGGTCCAGAGCTACGGCGGCGGTCAGGGCGGCGTGAACGCGCCTATAACCATTACTCCCTGCGGCAATAGGAAAAAGGGTACAGCTGCTTACGCAGACGGCGCGTGGACGTTTACTGAAGCTGCTGCCGGCTGATAAAATAACATGAAAAAGGGGCAGAAATGCCCCTTTTATTCTACTTAAAAGGAGCTGATTTAATATGGAAAAGGTCAGCCTGCAATTTGCGGACGGCTATAAGAACATTGAGATAAACGGCGACCCTAACCGTGTCATAAGGATAAATCCCACAGATGCGGCATTCATCAAGCGCGTATCGGGGCTTGGGGACAAGGCTCAGGAGATCATGCAGAAATACGGCGACGTGGACTTTTCGAGCATCGAAAAGCTCAAAGACATCGATCCCGAACAGCCTGATTTTGAAGAAATGAAAGCCGCAGCGGATAACATCGACAAGATCGACAAGGCTATCCGTGAGCTCATCGACTCGGCTTTCGATACTCCTGTCTGCGATACGGTCTTCGGTTCATCCTGGTGCATCTCACCGTCGAACGGAAAGCCGATCTATATGAATTTCCTCGAAGCGATGGGCGAATACATCGCTGCCGAGGTTGCTAAGCAGAATGAGAAGTCCGCATCGAAGCTGAACAAATACGCAGATACTGCAAAGACCTACGGCAACCGCAGTCAGCGCAGAGCAGCAAAGAAGCATAAGAAAAAGCAGCAGCCGAAGCCTAAGACGGCTGCTATCGACATATCGGCACTGACCGAGGAGCAGCGCAAGCAGCTGATGGTGCAGCTTATAAACAGATGATCGGCGCACTTCCGGAGGAGCTGGAGATCGACGGCAGGCTGTATGCGATAAACGCGGATTTTCGGGCGGTGCTTACCATATTTGAGGCTTTTGACGACCCTGAGCTTGACGAGCGTGAGAAGGCTCTTGCGGCGCTTATGTGCCTGTTTGAGGACTGGACAGAGATACCGCCCGAGCATCACGAGGAAGCGGTAAGCAAGGCGTTCTGGTTTCTAAACGGCGGAGATATGCCCAAGACCGACTACAATATCAAGACCTACGACTGGCAGCAGGATGAACGTCTTATCTTTCAGTCGGTGAACAAAGTCGCACACTGCGAGGTAAGAGGAATGGACTTCATGCATTGGTGGACATTTCTCGGCTACTTCGCGGAAGCAGGCGAGGGTCTGCTTTCGACCATTATCCACATCAGATGGAAAAGAGGAAAAGGCAAACCGCTCGACAAGACCGAGCAGGAGTTCTGCCGCGATCACGCCGAGCTCATCGAGCTCAAGCGCAGACTGACAGCCGAGGAGCAGGCAGAGGAGGACTTCGTAAACAGTATGTTTCAGTAAGGGAGTGAGAGCATGACTAATCAGACCGACGGACGTCTGAATTTCGATACGAAAATAGATACAAAGGGATTTTCTAAGGGTTTGAATTCCCTGAAAAATCAGATGGGCGGTCTGATGTCGCTCGCAGGAAAGCTGGCTGCGGCTCTGGCTGCCGCGTTCTCCGTAAAGGAGATCGTTGAGACTGCCGCCGAAGTCAAGGCTCTGAACTCCCAGTTTGAGCAGACCTTCGGCAGCCTGCGGGAGCAGGCGCAGAGCCTTATTGACGGCGTTTCGGAAAGCTCGCAGATACTCGATACACGCCTGAAAAAGACGGCGACAGGCATATATGCGTTCGCCAAGACCTCGGGCATGGACTCGGCTTCGGCGCTGAACATGATGAACGAAGCCTTGCAGGTCACGGCAGACAGTGCTGCATACTACGACCGCTCCATCGAGGACACCGCCGAGACTTTGCAGTCGTTTCTCAAGGGCAACTACGCCAACGACGCGGCGCTGGGGATATCGGCGACCGAGACCACAAGGAATACGGCGGCAAACAAGCTGTACGGCAAGTCCTTCGCAGAGCTGAGCGAGGCTCAGAAGCAGCTGACGCTTCTGCAAATGGTAAAAGACGCGAACGAGCTTTCAGGCGCTATGGGTCAGGCGGCTCGTGAAGCCGAGGGCTGGGAGAACGTCACCGGAAACTTGAAAGAAGCATGGAAGCAACTGCTTGCAGTCATCGGTCAGCCTGTACTGGCGCTTGCCGTGCCGGTGGTAAAGCAGCTGACGGCAGGCATACAGCAGCTTACAGCTGTGGCTCAGAGTGCTGTAAACGCGCTCGGTGCGGTGTTCGGCTTCAAGCTCGATACCGATACGGCAGCTCTTGCTGACAAAGCCGAGCAAGCCGCCGACAGCTGCTCCGACATGGCAGAAGCCGCAGAAGCCGCAGAGGAAGCAAACGAGGGCAGCCTTGCCAGCTTCGACGAGATCAACAAGCTGAACGGCGAGGAGGACGGCGGCAAAGGAGCTTCGGGCGGCGATGATCTTAGCGGCGTGAGTACGGCTATAACTGCCGCCGGAGTGACAGCAGACACCGTTCTCACCGAGACCGAAAGCAAGCTCATATCGCTGTTCGGCAAAGTCAAAAGCACCCTTGAAACGATGTTTCAGCCGCTGAAAAGCTCATGGGATAAATACGGCGCAGATATTCTTTCGGACGCTGAAAAGATCTTCGATGTATTCGCAAAGCACGGCAAGAACATATTCTTAAGCTGGATAGAATGGGCAGGCAAGCTCGAACTCGACCCGGCGTTTGAAGCCTTTGACCATCTGGAAAAGAGCCTTGCGCCCTTTTCGGATACTATAGGTGAGGGCTTGGAGTGGTTCACAGAGAACGTGCTTCAGCCGCTGGCATCGTGGACGATGGAGAGCCTTGTGCCTGCCTTCCTCGATGCGCTTGCCGACGCAATAAACGGCGCCAACGCCGCATGGAAAACCGCAGAGCCAGTTCTCAGAAAGCGGCTGTGGGACAAGTTTCTCAAGCCCATCGGCAAGTGGGCAGGCGATAAAATAGTCGGGCTGATAGAAGATCTGGGAGACGGCATAAAAGACCTCGGCGAGAGCATTACCGAGAAGGACGTTGACGTTCTGCTTGACCTCGCGGAGGCTATTGGTGCGATATTTCTTACGGTCAAGGGCGCGGGGCTGATATCCGCATTAACATCGGCTCTGACGGGATTTGTGACCAAAGCTAAAATGCTCGTCACAACTGCAACATCAGGCATCGGGACAGCGGCAGGAGCGTCTGTAGGCACGGCACTGTGTGCGGCTGTCATCGCCGCAATAGCAGGCTGGGGCATCGGCTCTGCGATATACGATGTGCTGGGCGACGAGATAGACGAGACCCTGTTTCCCATTTTTGACAAGGTGACTTCGGCGTTCGACATTATCATTGGCGGGATAAATGAGATGGTATCAAACACCATTCCCGGTCTTGTCGAAAAGATCGTCGGCTTTATAGCAGAGGGCAAGGACTTCTGGAGCTACACACTGCCTCAATGGGGCGACGCTCTGACTGAGTTCTTCGGCGGGATCATCGACTTTGTCGAAAAAAAGCTGCCGAAATTCTTCAAGGAGGATATCCCGGACTTCTTCAAGTATTTATGGGAGGATATCTGCACCTCTGCCGAGGAATGGTCGCTGTCGCTCGGGCAGACAGCACTGGACGCCTGGGACGCAGTCAAAAATGCTTTTTCCTCTGTCGGCTCGTGGTTCAAGACCCGATTTACCGCAGCGTGGACGAACATAAAGACGGCGTTCTCGGCAGATACGATAAAGAGTCATTTCAAGAGCGTTCTTACCGGTATAAAGGGCGTTTTTGCGAATATCGCTACCTGGTTCTCGGACAAGTTCGAGCTTGCGTGGGGCAAGATCAAGACCGCATTTTCGCTCGATAATGTCAAGGAGTTTTTCGGAAGTGTAGTCGAGACTGTCGGCGACGCATTCTCGGGACTGCTGGACGTGATAAAGGCTCCTATAAACGCCGTTATAGACGCGATAAACGGAGCGTTTGGCAAGCTCAACAGCTTCTCAATCGACATTCCGAGCTTTGACGGCGGCGTTACGACCTGGGGCTTCTCTATCCCCGAGATCCCCAAGCTGGCACAGGGCACTGTCGTTCCCGCCAACTACGGCGAGTTTTTAGCGATCCTGGGCGACAACCGCCGCGAAGCTGAGGTGGTATCGCCCGTGTCTGCCATAAAGCAGGCGGTCATGGAAGCGATGGTGGAGCTGGGCGGCACGGGTCAGACCGGCTCCCGGCAGCCCGTCATCGTGCAGGTGGTGCTGGACGGGCGCGTGGTGGGTCAGGCGGCTATCAACGACATCAACGACCGCACCAAGCGCAACGGACGTTCGCCGCTGAAAGGAGTTTGATATGTCAAAAAGATATCTTTATTTCGGCGGTGTGAAGGTACGCACACCGACCTCGGTCAAGCTCGGCAACGAGAAGATCTGGTCGCAGAACACCGCCCGCGCCGCTTCTGGGCTGATGGTGGGGGACATCATCGCTATCAAGAAGACTATCCACATCGAGTGGGCGCACGCCACCCCCGATGAGACGGCGATCATCAACAGCTTCATATCGAACGTGGGGTCGGCGTTCTTTAACGTCACCTTCCCCGACGAGACCTTCACAGAGGTCACCAAGACCGTCTACGCGGGCACGCCCACCTATGAGCAGTGGGGCTGGGACGAGCGGCGGCAGCTCTGCCGCGTCATCGCAGTCGACCTGATAGAACAGTGAGGTGAGTGCATGTATCAGACTTCGGCGGCGGTGGCTGCTAAAATAATGGCGTTTTCCCGGACGTGGCGGGTGTGGCTGGAGGACCCCGACACCGGCGAGGTGATAATGGG